CGTCTTGACGCCGAGCTTCCGCGCCTCTGCGGCGCCCTGCGCTTGCACGCTATGGATTTCTGCTTTTTCGCCATCGCCGCGCAGCACATCGATCAGGATATCAAGATCAATTTCGCGCGGATAGTCGCCGAGGCTCGGCTTGCCGATCGACCAGGCAATGCCGATTTTCTTTTTCTCCGAATCGATGCGCTGGTGCCAGCGCAGAATATCTGTCGGATCAACATCAAGATAACTGCCTCTACCGATGACACCGGCCGGGATCACTTTGAGAAAATGCAAGAGATGCAACAGCGGGCAGAAATAATCCGCATCGACCAGCTCATTGACGACGAGTGCATGCTGCACGGCCAGTTGATCCAATTCGTGCGGGACCATCAGAATGACTTCTGCGCCTCTCGCGATCATTACCGGCACATAGCGCAGCATCATAATGCTGTCGCCGAAACCGTGCGCATGCATCAGCAATAAACGCTTGCCCTGTAGATCCTCGCCGCGCCACGGCTTCATTCCAGCATCGAGCGCGGCGCGCGCTTGCGGCCGCATGAACGGTGCTTCCTGTTCACACAGCCAGTATTCCGCGAGCCCCTCCTGCCACTGGCCGGCAGCCAACAACACCATCGCGCGATTGAAGCGTGCTCGCAGCGTCGGTGCTATCGCGAGAGCAGCATCGGATTCGAGCATCGCCTGTGCCAGGTCATTAGCGCGATAAAAGTTAACCACGCGATTAAAGTGCTCAAGATAATTGTCAATGCTGAGCGGCCATTCGTTGCTGACTTTGCGGCGGCCAATCGGGATACCATTCTGCGCCACCACGATTTCACTCGGCACCTCGATTGTGTGGCCATTGGCCTGTTTGACTTCCAACACTTCGCCCTGCGCGGTCAATCCGCGCCAGCCGTAATCGGTGCGCTCATGTGCGATCACCGGATCGAGATCAGGCAGGTTTTCATCGACGAAGGTGGCGAGTCCGGCGCGCATATTATTTCCAGGTGGGTGTGACCCAGGCAACACCGCGGGCATCGCGCAAGGCCCACGATATTGGCCAACGCATCCTGATGCCAATGCTCGCGGTCTGATACAAGCTTTTGGTCGGTTGCGTCGTGTTGGGTGTGCTTGGACTGGTATCGTCCATTACCAATGTCGCCGCATTGGCCGCCTCGATATCGGGATCGGCGCTGAAGGCCGAGACCAGCGCCGACTGCGCCACGGCGATGACATCATTGGCAACGCCTGGCGTGCCTAGGATCATGCCGACAGTGCTCTCCTGGCGGTCTGCCGTGTATCTGCTCGTCTGACTAATCATGCTCATCGCGCGGCCCGGGCTGGTGACGATGGCGTAAGGCCCCTGACCGCCGACGCGGGCGACGGCGTTGAACAGCGTAGTCATATCCTCGAGGAATGCCTCGCGCAGATCGGCATTGGTGCTCGCCGTCGAGGCGGCGATGCCATTGCGCAGGCCGGCAGGACGTGCTGCCGATGATGCATTGCTATCAAAGAGGACCGCATCGAGCGCGGCGCCGGCCGAACGCATCAGCGCATCGCTGATCATCGCCTCGGCGTTGGAGGATTCCATCATTTCTAGGGTGAGCGCGGCGATGCTGCCGATCTTGAACGGCAACAATGTCGCTGCGGCGGAAGTCAATTGGCGAACCGGAATGGGCTGGCCCTCGGCCACGAATCCGGCGCTGGCTGCAGCCGCGACAAATCCAGGCACGCTGATCGAGCCGTAATGGTCGAAGTTGAGCACGAGCCCGCCGCGTAGCAATTGCGCGCCCGCCGACATCGGCGCCAGCGCGGCGAGTGAATCATAGACGAGCTTCTGCGCCAGTTCCGCGGCCCAGCCAGTCGTGCCGGTGGTGGCCGGTGCCGATGTTGCGCGGGTAATGAGATCGAGCACCGGATCGTTGGGCCAGTTCCTCGCCACGACTGTGCCCAGAGGCACGTTGGCGAGATGAGCAATCGCCCGCGCCAGGATCAGGCGCACGAATTTATTGCCGGCGACGATCTCGTCGCGTTTAAATGGTGCCGGTTCTTCGCGCCGCGGCCGGGAAGGTCTTTCCATAGCTGAGATCGAGGGCATGTTGATCATCCTATGCGCCAGTTTGACCCATCAGAGAATACCGGCACGCCGTTGCTGCCGCCGCCGGCGACAATGCTGTTGAAGGTTGCCGCAGTTGCATCGGTAACGAAGGCCTGCGCACCGGCACCGGCTGTTGCCGCCGCGGTCAGATTTGCTACCGCATACACCGGGAGATTGCCGGTTGTACCGCCGCCGACAGCTGCGCCGCCGAAGGCGACGACATCCCAATCCGGCGATGCCGTGCCGGGAATGAACATGCAATGGCAATCATAGGCGGTCGTGCCCGGTGACGCCGCGTCCTTCCAGCCCTGCGCCAGCGAGCAATAGTTCGGCGCCGTAGCGAAAAAGCCGACCTGCTGATCCCAATACATCAGATTGTTGGAAACCTGCGTCACCTGCACGCTGACACGAACCTTGGTGCCGACAAAGACCAGCAGCGGCGTGATGTTCTGCCAGAATATGCCAGCAACACTCGGCGTCACCGTGAGGCTATCGCGGACAACGCCGTTGATCGTCAGCGAGATCGCGTGTACGGCGTTGGCATTCTGCGCGTTGACATCGACGCCATACTGATCGATCCAGCCGGCCTGGCTCAGCGTAAATTCATTGCGCACCGTGAAGGTGGCCCTGGCACTTTGCTGGGTCGGCGTCCATGCCGGCAGGAGATCTTCCGCAGCTGCGGTCTGCTGCGGCGCCGGACGATCGCTAGTGTTCTTGTTGGCGACCATCGTCCAGTCGCCATCACGGGTGAGATCCTGCTTGAGGAACGATTGTGGCGGGCCGGTGTAGGCGACCCAGCGCATGAACACGTCGTTCAAGCCATCCCAGGTGCCGCTGCGCCTAGCGTAATAATCGCCATCGAGCGGCGCCTCCGGGACAGTCAGGGCATTGCCGTTTTGCCCGCGCAGGAAGATCGCGCGCCGCTGGTTCTGCCGTGACAGATCGACTTGGCTAAGCAACCAGCCGTCGGTGCCATAGCCATTGAGATCGGATTGCACGGTCGCGGCCGGTTTGCCGGTGTCGTAATCAACGACCTCGTATTCAACCGGCTGATTGGCTTGTGTAAAGATCGCGCGGCGTTGATTCTGGTTGATCATATCAATTGCGTTGATTTCCCAGCCCTGGCTGCCGAGATTGTTCAAGTAGGCGATCACTTCGGCCGCCGTCTGTCCGGTGGGATAATCCTGCACGAGATAAGCTTGGCCGCCAGACGGAAGCGGCGGAACGCTTATCACGGGCGATTGAACCGTGAGGCTGACCGCAGTTAGGGAAACGATGCCGGGCGCGGTCGTGAGCGACGGTACGCCAATGATCGGCGATCCAACCGCCAGATTGACTGCAGTGACGACGGTCGGCGGCGTAAGAGCCGGCGTTCCAAGTATTGGCGACGCAAGCGTCAGGCCGGCCGCGGTTAAAATTGCAACGGATGAAAGAGATGGAACGCCAAGAGCTGGCGAGGCAACGGTGAGGTTTACTGGCGTTAAGGTGACGACCGGAAGCGTAACGATCGGCGTGCCAAGGACCGGCGATGCGACGATCAGATCCGCTGCGGTCAGCGACGGTATCTGAACGGCGAGCAAAAGATGGTCGACGCCGTCCGACAGCAGCAGCAGATCGGTGCCGTCGTTCAGTAATAATCGATCGGACACTGTTCATAACTACCAATTTTGTGCCGTTAAAAAAGCCACCCCCGTCGCCGAGCGCACCGCCCATGTCACCGGCAAGCGCACGAGAATAGCCACGCAATCCGTCTGCCACATCGAGCGCACGGACTCCGTCGTCCCCGGTGCCGGCGTCGTCGTCATCTGCACCGCCGCGTGCACGGTGGTCGCAATGTCCGGCATGCCCTCGAGCACCGAGGCGATGTTATTGGGCGTCACCGCGATCATGATCTTGCTGTTGAGCAGACCGCCGCTGCCGAGCACGATCAGTGGCGATAGGCCGATGGTGCTGCGCAGGTTTGCCATCAGTGCCCGCGTCGGGCTCATGACAATGATCGGATGCGTCGCCGTCACCGGCTCGGTCGCCGTATTGAGCGCCTCGACATCCATCATCAGTGCATCAAGCGGATTTGGCGCCGAGCTGGCGGTAAGCGCCGTTACACCGTAACGGACACCGGCCGGCCGTGCGCCATCATCCGGATTGGCATCGAACAGAACCGTATCGAGCGCCAGCGCGGTGGAACGTATCAGCGCGTCCAGCATCAGCGCCTCTATGTTGGAGGAGCGAATCATCTCGACCGTCATCACCACGACCACGGCAAGCTTGCGCGGCGTCAGCATCACCAGCGGGCCGGTTTTGCCTTGCGCTACCGGGATCGGATCACCCTCCTTGACAAATGCAGCATAGGTTGAATCGCCAAGCAGCGTCGGCACGGCTATGTTGCCGGCGCCGTCGAATGACAACTGCAGTCCTTCCTTGAACAATCGCGCCGCCACCGATTGTGCGGCCAGGGTCGAAATGAATTCGGGGATCACGCTACGTATTAATGCAGGCGCGTTGCTGGTATCGATCGGCACGGTCGCGGCGCGCACCAACCATTCCGCCGTGCCGTCATGCGACCATTCGCGATCAATCACCTTGGCCGGCGGCGTCTTGTCGAAGGCGGCGATGCCATAGGCGGCGCAGGCGCGCACCAAGCTTTTCGTCGTCGGGCGCACGGCGCTGAAGTCCTTGATAACGGCAGCGGTCATGTCACCAGCGTCAACGGCGTCTCGACCAAGTGCAATGGCGGCAACAGCACGCGCACGACCAGCAGCAGGCAAATGAGCACGACCACGATCCAGATGATCTTTATGACCTGCGGCGGCAGAGGAACGCCGATCTGCTCCAGCACCCAGAACGCCAGGTAGACAACGAGCGCGATCACGCAGATGTAGATCAGCGTCACGATGACGGCTTCGATCATTTCCGCCTCCTATGCGATCAGCGCCTCGACGTCGATGACCTTGGGCTTCATCGGCGCGACGCCGACGGCCATCGCCAAGGCCACCATGCCGTCGATGCGGCCGGTCGACTTGTTCTTGGAAAGTTTACGATTGCTCTCGTCCTTGGCTTCGATCACCGCGCACGAGGCGCACATGTTCATCACCGGGTGATCACCATGTGCGAGCTGCTTGTCAAGAATGATCTGCTCGAGATCGCGCAGCGCCGGCGACATTGACTGCGTCCCTTGCCCAAACTCCACGAACTTCTCGTCGATTAGCATTTCCGAAAATCCGGCCTGCACCAGCCATGGCTTCAGGTGCTTCATGTTCCACCGATCGAAGGCGATCTTCTCGACACGGTATTTATCGAAGATTTCTTCCTTCAGATATCTGGCAACAAATTCGTAACTGACCGTCGCGCCGGCCGTCGTCTTCAGGAAACCATCCTTCGCCCACATGTCATAAGGCACACGGTCCTTCTGCGACTTCTCCGCCAGATCCTGACCGGGCAGCCAGAAAGTTGGGAGGACGGACCAACAGCGACTGCCCGGTGGGGCTTGGCCGATCAGGACAAACGCCGTGAGATCACTAACGGCGCTCAAGTCCAGGCCACCCCATACGCTAACGCCATGCAAGTCGCGCGGCGCATTGCCGCATTCCTTCCATGAAGTAAGCGAGACGAAAGAATTAAACTGCTCGACGCGCTGATTGAGAACGAGATTACGAAATTCCGCCTCGCGCGCCGGCATGCGCCTGGCGTCGGCCGCCATGGCCAGTACTTCCTTGGAATTGAGGAAATCGCCAAAGGCAGGATTTGCCTTCCTGATCGTCGATCGCGAAAACGGATCGTCGTCCTTCGGCGCCGAATAGAGCGAACAGATCACCCGCGGATCATGACCGGCGACGGCATCGTCGATCAGGATCGACAGCAGGTCGGCATCGGTCGGTGCCTGCGTCGAGATGATCACCGAAAGCGCCTCTTGTTGCGCGCCCGTTGCCGTTTCCAGGGCTTCATAGAGTTCATTGCGCGGACCTTTCACGAGGCCCAGTTCATCATGCACGATAAAAACCGGCGAAAGGCCATAGGCCGTCGAGGCTTCCGCCGAGAGAGCCCGATATAGCGTGCCTAGGTCTGGGCAGGCCAGCTGCTTTGCCGTGTCGCGGATGATGACGACCGAGCGCAGATCCGGCGACATGCGCACGATCTTCGAGGCAAGCGAGAAGATGATCGCTGCCTGGTCACGCGATTGCGCCGCCGAATAGAGCTGCGAATTCGCTTGCGCTTCCTTACCACACAAGTGCAGCAACAGCAGGAACGCGGCAAGGGTCGTCTTGGCGTTTTTGCGTCCGAACGAGATGATCGCCCGCCGCGTGCCGGCGCGATTGTTGTAGATGTTGCGGATTTCCCGCCGCTGCCACGAACGCAATTTCACCGGCTTGCCGATATCCGGCCCTTCGGGAATGCAGCAAAAATCCTCGATCCATTTGATATTTCGGTTGCCGCGATTCAAATCAGGCTTCCCACGGCCTCAAACCTTGGACGGCATTGCGTGTGGTATTGGTCACGCCCGTGCCGTCCGCCCTATAGCGCGATTGATTGGTCAATCGCAGTTTGGTCGCAACTCTGACCGCGGCTTTCGTCTCCAATTCGCGCATCTTCAGCAGGTCATGATAGCGTTTGGCGCCGTCCTCGTTCTTGATCCACTCCGGCTTGAAAGAATCGATGATTTTGGAAACATTCTCGCCAGCTTCGCGATGGCGGCAATAATCGACCAGCATGGCGCGCGTTGCCGCAGTATTGATCAAGTCGGCTGGCTCGCAAGCCGTCGTCTCACGCCAGATCTGCTTTTGCCGGTCGTTGAGATCCTCCGGCGGCTCGGGCTTGGCACCGCCGGAACCTTGAATCACGACTAGATTATCTTCCAACGATTTACGACCGCGCTGGATCATCGTCCAACCTCGGCGGCAATCTCGTTAAACTTACGCCCATCGCCTTCCAATACTGCCTCACCACCAGTAAACGCCTGCCAACGCATGATGCTGACATCGACATAGGCCGGATTGATCTCGATGGCATGGCACGCGCGGCCTATCATTTCCGCGGCGATGATCGTGGTGCCGGAACCAACGAACGGATCGTAGACGGCCTGGCCTGGTGATGAATTGTTCTCGATCGGCCGCTTCATGCATTCGACCGGCTTTTGAGCGCTGTGGCCACCCTCGACGTTCTTATCCAGATTGATTTGCCATAGTGTTGTCTGATCACGGGCTCCCTGCCAGTGACCGGTTTTTCCTGCGCGAACCGCGTACCAGCATGGCTCGTGCCGCCAATGATAGTGGCCGCGGGAAATTGGATAATTCGATTTGGCCCAAATAATCTGACAGCGTACCTCAAAACCGCAATCCTCGATTGATGATTGGACCGTGCTGGCATGCGAACCAGCATGCCAAATATAGGCGACTTCACCATCAAAAAGTTTCCAAGCATCGCCCCAGTCAATGCGTAAATCATTGGTAATCCGGCCTATGCGGCGAGCCGCATAGGCCAATTTTCCATTTTTGGCGGCCTCGTTTCTCCATGCTGGATCGTAATCCACACCGTAAGGCGGATCAGTCACCATGAGATGTGGGCTTACGCCATTCATGGCCGCAGAAACCACGACAGCTTGCGTGGCATCGCCACAAACGAGCCGATGGCGCCCTAGCGTCCAAACCTGGCCCGATGCAGACACGGGCTTTTGCGGAGGCTCCGGCGCCTCATCCGGATCGGTCAGCCAATTGCCATTGCCGCGCAGCAACGAGTCGATATCGCTGAAGCCGAGCAGCCTGAGATCGAAATCCCAATCCTTGAGGCCCTGCAGTTCGGTGGCCAATACTGGGAAATCCCAGCCGGCATTGAGACCCAATTGATTATCGGCCAACCGATAAGCCTTGGTCTGCGCCTCGGTCCAGCCGCGCGCCACCATCACCGGAGCCTCGGCCAGACCCAGTCGGCGCGCCGCCAGGATACGGCCGTGGCCGGCAATAACCGAGCCGGCCTCGTCGACGAGGATCGGCATCGTCCAACCCCATTCACGCATCGAGGCGGCGATCTGTTCCACCTGCGCGTCGGAATGCGTACGGGCGTTGTGCGCGTAGGGCGACAATGACGCCAAGGGGCGGCGTTCGACGCTGTCAGCAGGCCAGGACTGCGGCATTTATTGCGGTTTCACCCTCAGATTTGTTTCGCTAAGCATTTGGATTTGTAGGGTTTAGCAAAAGTTGGCTGCGCCCGCGGTCGCGCGGCCTTTTGCCCCCTCATTTCGTATGCCCCCCCGCGCCCGCAATTATGGACAGGATGCCCCCGATCGACGGGAAACCCGTCTAATCCTATTTCTTTCGAATACCCATTGATTTCCATCTGTTTCTTGATCGAGTCATGGTGCGACTTGCACAACGACTGCAATTGTCCAAACCAAAAGCGTTGATAGTCGCCATGATGTGGCTCGATATGATCGGCCACTTGCGCTGCGTATATCTCCCCATTGAGGCTGCACATGCAGCATAGCGGGTCCTTCCTCAGCTGCATCCGCGCTTTGCTGCGCCAGCGGCGGGTGCCGTACCAATGACGGATGGTTGCGCGATCAGCCATTGCCCGATTTATTGCCGAACGTTCTGTTGAAACACCTTGTGTATGCTTGACAACATCTGCTTATCACACAATGTGGATCGCAATTTAAAGGAGATCACTCATGACCAATCGGCTTGTTCCCAAAGAACTCATCCTTAAACGTGAATTGTTGCAATTAATTCCGCTTTCTTATCCAACAATTTGGAGAATGGAACGACGTAACGAATTTCCATTACGCATCATGATCAGTCCTGGCCGCATTGCTTGGCGACGAAGCGAAATAGAAAAATGGCTTAAAGATCGACAATCTCTGCCGAATCAGCCATTCAAAGGCGACTCGGCATACCTCCGGCGCTGACGGGAAATTAACTCCCCGCAATTAGCCTACGTGAAACAGCGAGTGGGATCAGGCTGCTGCCACGAGGCTCGATTCGTCCATGGAAACGCGAACTTGGCCGCCTTCGATCATGGACATCAGGACTTCGACACGTCCATTATTGGAAAGCCGATCGATCCGCACCAGCTTTCCTTCGAATAATCCTGAAACAACGCGCATCTGCATGCCTTTGCGTAGGCGTTGTTCCTCGTTCACGAAAATTCCGTCGTTGTCGCAACGCCCGCGCACGGCATTGACGACGTCATCATGGATAAGTGCCGGCTTGTTGCCGACGCGAACGACATCGGAAACGCCTGGCGAAGTCAGTAATTTTGACCATGCCTGCTTCATGTTGACGAATAAATAGCGCGGAAATAACGGCTTGATAATCTTGCGAATTCTGATGCGCGGGAAGAAGCATTCGAAACCGCGGTTATTAAGATTTGAGAGCGCACGAATTTCCTGGCAAGGCTTGGCTATGGCGACGGACCAACAAGCCTTAGTCATTTTTGGACTCGCGAACGCAAAATCTGGTTGATTTATAAATCTTCCAAAGGAGGGCAATCAAGTGGTAAATCTTACCACGGGGCGTGGTAAAACGAATATGGCCGATTGGAAATGACCGACGAGGAGGTACTTAGAGCGGCCCTCGATCTACTAAAACGAGTCCTAGATCGAATTGATCAACTGAGGAAAGCATTAGAAGAAATTGCGGACGATCCGACTGGCGACAGCCAATACCAAGCAGATTTAGCAAAAGAAGCGCTCAAAAACGATGGCCGATTTCTCAAAAATCCATGAACGTGCAGGATCATGCTAGCTCCTTTCGCGCTTGGCGACAGTGGCCGAGATGCAGCTTATTTTTTTCGCTGTCGCACTCGGGGTTGAGCGTGAGCGGGCATTGATTGCCGTAGCCCTGCGACGTGTAATTGCTGTCGATCTTTTCCGCGTAGTCGGCGAATGGTTTCAGCGCAGTTTCCAACCGCTCAATCTCGGCCGCGGCTTCGATCATGAGGTTCTTTGTCTGAATTAAAGAAAAGCCCGGAGAAAACAAAAGCGCGGCCTCGTCCCGCAACGCTTTGACAAGATCGGTCATCGCTTAAAGCCTTTCGCAGCAGCGAAATGACGCCAGGAAACACGCCAGATCATCGCCTCTCATACCAATGTATCGGC